TCAATACACCCGTCACGACACCAAACGCCGTGAGCGCGTAGTCTGCCGTCTTGAGGCCGGTCTGTGTGAGTCCCATAGGCGTGTGTTCACGCCGTGGCGACAAAAGCGTGCGGGGTTAGCGCCCGCCCTGCGCGTCCTTCGCCGCCTTGCTTTGCTCTTTGTAGAACCGGCCACGGATAAGCGCCGTTGCGTAGCGGTCCCACCGATTCATTTGCCGGATTTCACCCACCGTCTTGCCCGTCGCGTCTTGGACAAGCGCGTACTGAAAGCCCTTATCCGTCGCTTGGGCGAAACCCGTCTGCCGCCCCCCTACGGCGATCCTCCTCGGCTTTGAGTGATTCAAAGGCCGTCTCTAAGAGCGCGCCGAGCGCGTCAAGGCCTTCGCTCTGGTACACCTCATAAAACAACTCTTTGGTATAGTCGGGATCGGCAACCACGTCGTCAAGAATCTGCGCCACCTCGTCGGCCGTCTGACTAATCTCATAGGCGCGCGCTTCCTCGGCGTTGAGGCGTTCAAGCCGGTCGTCAATCGCGCCCATGCGGTCCATGAGGTCGCCGTTGAGCTTCGCCTTGAGCGGCACGGTATAGTCCGCCACAAGCGTACACGTCGTTTCTAACTCTTCGGCCCCTTCCTCGTCGGCCACGGCGTCAAGAAACGCCTCTTGCTCCGCACGCTTGGCCTGATACTCGTCTTGGGCCGCGAGCGCAAGGTCCGCCGCGAGTTCGTCCGGGCTGTCGGCGTCCATCCCAACCGGATCGTCACCCATGCTTAGGCCCCGGACGTGTCGCTCAGGTCACTTAGCTGGCGGCCCGACCCGGACAAGTCCCACTCCTCATATTCGCCATAGGAGCCTTCAACCACGGGGAACTCGGGGAACACAACGTTTTCGACAACCGCGGTGCGTTCAAACGTCCCGTCCGCGCTCGGCGTCACGTCCTCAATTGAGAATAGCGCCGGGTCGGAGTCGTCTTGTGACGCGGTGGCCGTCGCGCCCTCCCCGCCAAGCCATTCCTGCGCGGCGTCAACGCTAAACTTCGCGTAGGTGATTTCGACGTTGACGTTGTGTTCGTACCGCTTCACGGTGTCGCGGAAGCTACTATCCATCGTATACAGTTCCTCATGCTCATACGCGGGGACAATCGATACCTCTTGAATCCCGGCAATCGGGACGGTCGTATCCGCGGCGTTCTGGACGCTCAACGTTCGGGCATTAGACCAAATGGCCTCCTCACTACTCATATGCGGGCAAAGACGGCGGCGGGCCTAAGCGTTTGCCCTATCATGGCCGTCCCACGGCCGGGTTCCCACCCGCATATCCTCACGCTTTTCGCGTGTTGGCGAGGTCATTACCCGGCCCGTGGCGTTATCGGCCGCAAGCCGCGGCGGTTTGCCGCGGCAGAGGATTAGAGATGTGGTACCACGGTGTAAGGTGCTTTCGCCGCCTGCCGTTTCCGGCAAGCCGTGGCGTCTTATACGTGTCGCGCCGGCATATTATAACTACCGATTACTCGTCGCCCGACTCTTGTTGTGCCGCGGCGTCTTGGACCTCTTTGTACGCGCGGAGGAGAGCGAGATAGTCACCGAGTTCAAGGCCGTTGTACGCACCGATGACGCCGAAGGCGAGCGCAGAAATGAGCGTCGGGTCGCCACCGACGCGCAAGGTGTAGAACCAGCCGACGAACAGCCCGACGTTCACAACAATCGCGCGGATAATTTTGAGCTTTTTTAGCATCGGGAATTGGTTACTCCCGTCAAGGAGCGACGATTTGTATTCGTCAACCACGCCGTTGCGACAATACCACGGCCTGCGATTTGATAGGTCACTCATGACTCACTATGTACGTGTTGGAAAGCCGTGATATTAATGTCCGGCTTACTCATACGGGCGTGGGTTTATTTCACGCGCTTTAGCGTGTGCCACCCGTTACAACCTCACTCAGACTGTGGCCCCTTGGGCATCGACCCAGTTCGAACCGTCATACCAAATCGGTTGACCGATAGTGGTGTCAAAATAACGTTGTCCGGTTTTGGGGTTGCTCGGCCTGTTAGATGTCGTTGAATTGGCCCAAACAACGCCCGACGTCTGGTTTTGATTAAAGTCCCATGAGTTGCTACCGTATCCAATAGACACCGCGTCTTCGTCTAAATTGTCGTTGAATAGCCGCAATTGGTTACCCAAAGATGAATCCATGTACGCCAGCCACCCCGATGTTGTTCCACCGGGCTGGAGACGGATCCCTACGTCCGTCGCGGCGTCGGAGTCGTTTTGTAGTTCCAGAAAAGCGTTCCCGCTATCGGGAAACTGGAACTCTGCGAAAGAGTCGTTTAGAGCATGGTTGTAGATGATCGAATAAAGACCCTCCCATGTCGGCGTTACTCTGGGAGAACCACCGGGAACGTCAAGACGCTTCGCTATCGCAGTATCTCCCTGCCCGATTGCGTCCTGTTTGGTGTAAAGACTCCAATGATTATGAGCGGGGTGCGCCGTTATCGCGGCCAACTGCTCGGGGTTGCCGGTTGCGTCACCGTGAGAATACCAAGATATATTCGCTTTCCCCGCGCCGCTGATTACGCTATCGTCTTGATTCTGTAAAACAATTGCCGGAGTGGTGGATTTGCCAACGACTCTAAGCGGCGGCACGTCCCCGATAGATTCCCATTCTCCGAGTTCGTCGACTAATCCCTCTTTTGTATTGACCGATTCGTTATCCACGTCCGATTCAACTATACCGTCGTCGTTGGCGTCAACTGGGTCGTAAGTCATTGTTAAATCACAAAGTAATCGCTGCCGTCACTCATGAGTTCGCGGCTCACGTACTGCGCTGTTACCGTCCGCTCACTATCGCCGTCAATCGTTTCGCTGCCGGGCGTCGCAATCGTGACGGCGTTGCTTGACGCGTCAATCTTCTTGACCACGTTGGCCGCCGCACTCTCGGGCGCGGGCAACGTCACCGTCACCGGTCCGCCCGAGGCGTCGACTAAGACGGCTTCTTGCGGACTCGCGGTGTAGTCGGCCGTGACCGTGGTGAGCGACGTATAGCCCCGGTTCTCTTGATCCGTGACGTGATTATTCCACTCACTCGACGTGAGCTTTTCGGTATCCGGTACGTCAGGCCGGTCTTGAAACGTGTCTTTCGTGTCGTTCCATGCCATACACGCGGGTATGCCGGCCGGGGGCTAAAGCGTTAGGTAAACGTGGCGTCAAGGTCGGTGTCGTATACGGTCCCCTCGGCTTCACGGCTCAACGGCAAGCCGGTTGTCTCGACCGTGACGCTCATGACGTAATGCCGCGTGTCACGGGCGGGCTTTTGCTCCCGAAAGTCCGCCTGTCCGGTCGGGTGTACGTCACTATATGGCGTGTTGTTTCGGTTGTCGTTGAGATACTTCGCTAAGATACGCGTCACGTCCGCTTGGAGTTGCCGCGCTTCTTGCTCATCTAACGACCACACTTGAATCTCCACAGTCGTATCTTCGCGGAAGCGCGTGCCGTCCATTGAAAACGCTTCAAGCGTGCTGTCGGTCGGACTCCACACGTAGAGTACCGCGGGCTGATCCGCACCGGGACCGCGTTCTTGCTGGCTGTCGGCCCAATAGTTTCGCACATTCGGCACGGCGGGCGTCCATTCGCTGTCGGCCGTTGCCTCAAGCAAGCGAATGATTTGCTCAACGTGGTGCGTCTCGCTTGTCGCGCTCATACCCGCCCTTATGCGGCGACGGGGTAAAACGCCGCCCTACTCGACGGGTGTGAATATCTCGGTCGCCATGCTCGGCGGGGCCTTGTGCGCGTCGCGGGCGTGTTGCGCGCGCTTGTCCTTCGGCACCTCGGCGTCGCAGCGGTCGCACGCGTAGGTCGGCGGCGTGTTGTCGTCGCCCGTGTCGCGCGCGTGGAGCATGACGCGGATTTGCTGGAGTTCCGTTAGTATGCCTATGAGTATGTCCTTGTCCGTGAGGTCGTCGTAGTCGGCGGCGTAGTCGTCGGGGTTATTGTCAGACATTTTTGTAGGTGAGTATCGCGCTGGCGACAATTGTTATTGCCAAAAGGACAACTGCGTGCGTTTGGCTTACATCAATCCCGAAATCATATATCACGGCCGTCGCTAATGAAGCGCCCGAGAGTAAGCCCACGGCATAAGTGAAAAGGTCACTCATCGGCGCGTCACCCGTTCAAATTGCTCGGCTTTTTCCATCCACTCCTTGATAATGACGCCGCGAGACACGTCTTGCCGTTCGGCTTCACTCGTCGCTTTGCTATACACCGGGCCGGGGACGCGGATAGGTTTCCCCATACACACCCGTCACACGGCCGCACACATAAAAGTAACTATGCGTAACTTTTCGTTACAAGTCTAACCCGTGATTATCCAACCACGGCTTCATGCGTTCGGCGGCCGGTCGGAGATACGGTTGTGATTGAATCCCTTTTTCGGGGATAACTTCGGTCGCAACGTAGTATCCGAATCCCCGGCCCTTCCCGATCCGCTCACCCCACCGCATAAGCGGCTCAATCGGCACGTATCTCGGGCCATCGCCGTATTCCATCGTTGCCGCGTGTTCTGCGGTGTACCCAAACACCACGTCCTCCTCCCTAAACTCCGGTGGGAAACCCGACTGTTGAAGCGTCCCCGTGTCGACCGGCACGCGTTCTTGGGACACGCTAAAGCCGAGTTGCGACGCCTCTTTGACGCGCTCGCGGTGCGCCTGATACACGTCCTCGGCCGTTACGTCCACCTCAAGGTCCACG